CTAATAAGAACATTAATCATCCATATAATTTCAACTGGATTATCATACATAGGAGTTGCTGTTAAAAATACAATTTTAACATTGTGTGCATGTTTACTAATCATATCTATTGCATCATGACTTTGTTTTTCTCCTTTTTCTTTTAAAGCTTGAGAGCCAAATTTTCCTCTTAAATGTTGTGCTTCATCTATTATAATTAGAGAATCTGAATACATTTCACGTATTTTGGTTGGATTTTTTTTAGTATTTTTTTCAACCTCTCTGCCAAATTTTCCATGTGTCGAAAATTTATAATATTCATCAATTTTTTTATTCAAATTTTTCTGAGTCATATCAGAAGATTCCTGTAATATTTTTGTATTATATGTATCCCCAGTACATTTGAATGAAGTTCCTGGATTAGAAATAGTTCTATAAAATTCCTCTCTTATGTTATCACTACATAAAATAATAATTTTTTTCCCATTATTTATGAGTTCATCTCTAAAATTCTCTGCTATAGAAATAGCAGTACAAGTTTTTCCAGTACCGGTTTCATGATATACAAGCATTCCCTTGAATGGTGTTTTTGGATTAATATAGTTTGATATCCACTGTTGATGTGGAAGTAATTGAGATTGTTGAGTTCTATCTTTTGAAGGTTGCCAAACATATTTTTTGAATTCTTTTTTAGAGCATGTATTTTTTTCAAAATCTTCTTCTTCAATTGGAGTGTAATATCTAACCATATTAATATGTATTACTTATTTCTTATAAAAAAATATAGGTATTCAGCATGATTACTAATATTATTCGTCTGCTATTATTTGCAATAATAATTGTTGCTTTTATTTGTTTTTATGAGAGCGATTATGTTATTAAAGAGAGTATGCAAACAAAAGAGATAAATGGTTCAGACGATGGTGACAAGGTACCGGACTCAAGTCCGCCCCCTTCTGATAATCTAAAGAGTTGGTTAAAAGAACAAGGAAAGGATTTATATGAAGATATTTCTCGTTCTACATCTACAAAAATAACTGATTTGGCTTTCAACTAGATATTTAAGCACCTGTAGAACCATATCCTCCAACATTTCTAGTCGTTGTATTCAAAACATTTGAAATACTAATACTAATTGGTGACAAATCAGGAGAGCAAAGTTGAAAAAGCCTTACACCTTTCTTTGCTTCATAATCATTATCTGAAATATTATCAACACATGCCGTAATTTCTCCTCTATATTCATAGTCAATAATTCCAGTTCCATTTGATAATCTAAGAGGTGTTTTTGAACCTGTAGAACTTCTTGGATAAAGCGTATATCCACGAGGATTGTTATCTGTAAATGTTGGTTGAGCCGCTATTCCAAGTGGAATTTTAAATCCAATAGCCTTTTTAGGTACAACAATATCATATGGAAGTGGCAAATCAAAACCTGAATCAGTAGATTTTTTACTGGATTCAACTTTAGACTCTAAATATTCTTCAATAAAGACATCACTACCGTTCACACATTGAATTGGCTTAATGGTTAAGTGCATCTTCCTTATTTAAGATTTTATCGATTTATTCTTATATCACCTTCATTGGGCGAGATTATATGGTTTAAACAGACAAAAATATAAATATATTATGGAAATGTTTAAAAGAGTTGATAGAAGAGATTTAGATTATAATAAAGTTTCTAAAGAAAATTCTTTAACAAAAACCCCCCTTTTGATGTGTCCTAGATATGATGAACCTCCTGGGGATGATATTGATGAATCAGATTTTCCATTGGGTTGGAAAGAACTATCTAAATTAGAAAAAGAGGACATTCTTGATTATGAAATGGATTTATATTGGAGGGAAATTATTAAACCCATTAATTGGTGGACTATTTCTACTTTTATACTTGCTTTTACTAATTTACTTTTATTGTGTTATATTTAGTTTAGGTAGGCTAGCGTTAGCCTAGCTAATCGCAAAGCGATTAGGTACATGTTAATTCAAGTTTTGGTTTTGGGATATTATCTGAATTTAATAACTCGGTTAAAGTAATTTTACCATCTTGATTTGTATCATATTTAGAGAAAAAGTTATGTACTCTGTCTAATATTTGTTGTTCTGTCATACATTGATTATCATCTAATCCGAATCCTTCAAGGGGGGTACCATCAAATTCAATAGTATTTCCTGTGGCAATAGCTTGTCTATAAAATTCCGCTAAATCATCTCTTGTTATGTATCCAGTACCAACATTATCAAAATTATTTTCAAACCATGTTCTAACCAGAATATATGGTTCCCAGGATGCTAATAAAGCATCTACAGCACCTTGTACGTCTCCCCCATCACCGTATATAGCATACTTGCGATGATCATCTTTAAATGGGGGGTTTTCAGAATTTTTTAATTCGTGTGCAAGCTTTGCAAAAAGTAAAGATAATTCAATCTTATCAGGATAATTTCCGCTATCTCCTGTAAAAATAAAAAATGCTATAGAATCTTCTAAATTACTAATAGCGCGGTCTCTTTTATTAAGATATTCTTCTGAAGCGCCATCTGGTGATAATTGGTTATCATAACAATATTTAACATCAGAGTTACCAATGACATTAACAGCTCTACTCCGAAGTTCTGGTACTTTACATTTCAATTGTAAAACCATTTTTGCAATATTTTTGAAAAATAGTTTTTCTTGTGGTAATCCAGATAAATCTCTTACTGCCCAAGAGTCTTTACCTCTAAATATGTATCCAATTCTATTACTTGAAGTATCATCTTTTTTGAAATTTCCTTCACCAATATTATATCTTTTACAAGAGCCGTTTCCTAATTCCCATGCATTACACGTAGGGTCATTAGTACATATTGAACTACATCCAACAGGTGTTGTAGTACTCGAATCAGTTGATTGTCCCAAATCTGTACCACCATCGATTCTACCAAAAGTTTCTTCGTCATTACCTGATGGTAAATTCGGATTCATACCATAAGGACGTTTTACAAGAAGAGCAAATTCAGCAAAATGTAAAAATGCATATCTTGATTCTTTAAATTTTGCTAAAGTAACTATTTTATCTGAAGACTCGGGTAATTCTTCTGTATCAATATAAGATTTTGTATTATCTATATTAGAAGAACCGATATCTAGTTTTATTTTGACAAAATAACTGGCTAGACTAAACAGTATTATAATAGCAACTATTGTCAACAACATTACTTAAAAAAAGATTTTTTTTTGTTTTTGTTTTTTTTTTATTTTTGTTTTAAATATACATATTTTTGAATACTTCAACAGAATATACAGGTATACCAAGACCAACGGCTTTCTTAGATTTACCAGATAATATTGTAGGATCCTTGCTAATTACGGCAAATGTTTTACTGGTTACAGAATTAGATACTTCTCCACCATTTTCAAGTATAAGTTTCATTAATTCTTCATCTTTTCCGCCAGTAAATACTAATGATTTGCCATATAGCTTACCATCCTTTTTATGTACAGGATCATTTACTGCCAAAGAATCTCTACCTCTATTTTCATATTTCAGTCCAATATTATTGGCGAATTGTTTGAATCTCTCTAAACCTTCTACAAATTGAGTTGCAGTTTTTGTAGAAAATCCTTGTACAGATTTAACAGATTCAATTAATTCGCTTTCATTATAGTCTTTGTTCAAAATATCTGGATATTTCTTGAAGACTTCCCTAATCTTTTTCTCACCTAATCCACGACCAAATGTGCCAGATAAACCCATTATTTTTTCAATAGGCACTTTCGCATAATTATCTTTCTTAATATCTTGAATACCATTGAAAATTTTAGCCGAAGATTTTTCTTTAAATCCCTCAATATTGCGAATATTTTCAATATTCATTGAAAATATGTCTGGAATTGTCTTATAGCCCGCATTACTAAATTTTTTCAAATTACCACTACCAAGTCCATCAACGCCAATACCACTGAAGAAAGCAAGTGCTAGTTTTTCACGAGATTCATCATCTTTTGGAACTACTATATCAACCTTAGTCGCTGTCCACTCATATTTTCCTTCTGGCATGGCAGCCGTTTTTGCAGGTTTTATTACCCTTTCAATATAAGGAATTACATCACCACGACGGACCACCTCAACTATCGCTCCTTTACCAATCATGTTTGATTCAATAAAACGTCCATTTTGTCCAGAAATATTTGACACAGTTACACCACCAATCTTAATAGGTTCAATCTGAACAACTGGTTTTTTTAAACCATGTTTACTTGTAGTCCATGTTACTCCAGTTACTATTGACTCTTTTGTTTGGTCTGATAACACCATTTTGAAAGCAACTGAATGTTTTGGATTACTATTTTGTCTTTCAAAAATACCATCTTGACTAATAATAATACCATCAATCGAATAATCGTCTTCTTTTCTCCATTCTTTTAGAGTATTGCTTGCTTTTTCAACACTCATAGTCTTCTGTTTTTCATTATGAACAACTTCAAAACCATTCTTTAAAGCAAATTCCATCTGGTCTGAAGGGGATAATACAGGAGAAATAACTTCATATACCACAAAACGGGTATACTTTAATTCTTCCTTCTGAATTGTTTTTCGTGTTACTAAACCACTAACCATATTACGCGCATTTGCTTTTTCAGATGAAAACCTATTCTCAAAATCATAATCCTTAATTATTAGTTCTCCACGAACAACATATTCGACTGCCTGCGACCCCATAATGGGGATTGTTGAAATGTGTGGAATTAAATGACTAATATCTTGACCAACACTTCCATTTCCACGAGTATATAATTTTTGTTCTTTTTTGGATTTTACAAGTAATGCACTAACACCATCAAGTTTGGCACTTACAACATAAGGACCGTTATACTTCAACAACCACTTATCAAGAGACTCAGGCTTAACCTTATCCATTGATGGCATAAAGACCGGTAGACTGACCTTTTTACGTGATTTTACTGGAGCACCAATTTCTTTTAGAACTGGATGGTCCGGGGCAATTTCCTCAACATAATCTCGCAAAATATCAAATTCAGTATCTGTCATTATAGGCGTAGAATTATAATAAGCATCACTTGCACGACGAATTAACTTAACTATATCTCCTAAATCCATATTCTTATAATTCTGTTCAAATTGATTACCAGTATATTTCATTTTTTTTTGTGGTCTGGACTTATCACTTACCTTCGCTCGAATCGTGCTTTTCCCATCTAATTTTAAATTAGAATCATTTTTTTGTAATACATCGTTCCCACTTTTTCTTTGAATAGGTGTTTTATATTCCAACTCAAGAAAATCAAATATATCTTTTTCTTGTTCGAAATTTATCGAAACATCTGGAGTAAATCCATGTTCATTTAAAGAATACCCCATCTTCAAAGCTTCTTTTCTCATTACAATATTAAATGCTTTTGACCCAGTAAAATATAATAATGCAAAGGCATACTCTTTTGGTGGACTATATAAGAAATCGATTCTCCTTGGAATACTATCTTCTTTACCTAATGTTCCAACTATAAGAGCTTTTTTTTCACCTTTAGCTAAATATTCTAAAATCATATTGGCATCAAATATATTTTCGAGAAATTTATAGAAATATTTTATATCATTACTTGTGAATATAATATCAATATCACCAGAAGATAAGGCACCTCTTCTATAACTTCCTACAATTTCGGCACGCGCGTCGCCGCCGTCGACGAGTAAATCTTTTACAATATTTTGAATAACTTTGTTATATTCATCAATTTCTTTTCTTGGTATTCTTTTTTGGATATCTTCAAAATATTTCAGTCCTATTTTTTGCTTATTATTCAATAAATCTTGATTTGCTCTTAGTTCATCAATAGATTTTACTTTTTCAGTCAACATTACTGCTTTTTTGGGACCAACACCATATATCTTAGAAAATTGATGTAAAGGGTTTGATTTCTCTTTCTCAATTGCTTCAATCTTTCCAGTTTCTACAAGACTGTTTAATTTATCCAGTATGGTTTTACCTATTTTTGATGTATTTTTTAATTGGTCAACACTATAAATATCTTCTTCTTTTGTTAGAATAACATCTGATGCTGATTTGTATGCTCTTGCCCTAAATATATCGCCCTTATTTTTTGAAATCTCTTCAAGCTCATCTAAAGCATTTACAAATTCCGAATTCCATACTTTTTGATTAGCCATATTATTGTTTTGTCTTTTTATTAAAACTCTAAATGTTATTCATTTTTATACATGTTTCTTAATTAAAAAGGTAATTTTACACCATAACGATGATGAGCACTGTGACAATTTGAACACAGAATTACAAAATTATTTAATGTGTTATTTGTCCTATTGTGATCAATATGATGTATTTCATGTGGAGTCATATTATTAAAATCCTGTTTACACAAAAAACATTTGTTGTTTTGAATTTGTAACATTATTCTTTTACCCCGTCTTTTATCAATAGTATTTGGCAATGAAGGTGATGTCAATGATGATGAAATATAAATTGTCAAATACAGAAAAACACATAGGCGCATTTACCTTTATAAATAATATAATTAAAATCTTCAAGTACGATAATTTAAGGTGGAGAGCTTTTTAGAAGAAGATCCCTTTTTATATTTTCTTGCTTTGCTTTCATTATCTTAAGACTAAAATCATCAGCCCCTTTTGGTGAATTACCATTCAATGTTGAAGAATAGTTAGGAATTAAGTTTTTCTTTGCCTTTTCAAGAAGTTCAGCACAAGTTAACATATAAATATATACTTTTTTTATATAACTTCTAAATTAAAATACAAATTAATTAATAAAATTCCACCTATTAGTCCATTGTCATATTCCCCACCAAATAATTCTGCAAACCCTATTCCAAGTGCTAATATTATTGACCGTCTTAAGGCATAAACTGTAAATAAAACCATCAAACTTCCCTGAAGTGTTTTTTCATTCCAAATAAATATCTTATTTGACAAACCTGTTGTTCTTCCAACCATTGCTGCCGCCGGGTCTGATATAAAAAAGGGTAATGCTTTTTGATATACTTCCGCAGAATTGTTAGCATTTTGAACAGACCATATAAATAAAAACATAAGCCAACATTTTATACCAGTATCTTGTATCAAACTTTTACCACGTTTTTCTATACCTAAAGACATTGTTGGTAATATATTTCGAAAAATACTAAAAAAACCAATTACTATATAAGCTATTGTTATTGGCTCTAATGATAAAGCCAGGCATCCTACTCCCATATGTACTAATTTTCTACAAAATACATTCCATATTTTTGGACTGTTCGGATTAATTGAATAATTTTTAGTTAATATTATATAGAGAATTATACAAATACCCATAAAAGCATCCATTAGACTGAGGCTGGTATCCTTATTTAATATTATGTTCCAAATCAAATAAAAATACAGACTCGCACACGCAAATTCACGGTCTTCTTCACAATCAATTCGATGTAAAGCGTATGCACTTATACTACTTATTAAACCGACTTGACAAGGAAACATATCAATAGACACAACTCTAAAAGCTATTCCAACAATCCAAAATAAAGCTACAAGTATCTTAAGATAGGTTCTAATTCTTGTTTTTCCAAATAAAATTGGTAAGGTTACTATTCTATCTGACTTATCTTCTTCTATATCATTTATATCAAGAAGTATTTCTCTTATTAGTATTAATAATGAAAATGGAAGACTTGTTATCAATGCGTTAGACGACTCTGAATGTTTTTTCACAAAAACATATATTGGAATAAAACACACATACATGGCAGTTGATACATTCTTCATAAAAGGTATTGGTTTTAGGATTGGTGTATAAGCTGTAACAAGACAATATGTACAAAATGCGCCTAATGGATAAGTCACATTGAGTGTCTTACTCAGGAAGCTTAACAATATATTCAAACCAATATAAATTATCCCAAATATAGTTGTTAAAATACCAAGCTCTTTTTTATTTAATCCAATTTTTTGAGGTTTATGTTTATAGTCATTCTCAAAATCATAATAATTGTTTATTAGCATGCCATAAATAAACCCAACACACGATAAGTTCAAAAAAACTATATCATCATAGTCCAATTGATTCCAATAATTATAACATAATGGTAAAAATAAAATAAATAAAAAGGGAATTCCATCAATTCTACTTGACACCACAAACTGATTCACTTTTTCCAAAAGTACCTTCTTTGTAATCATTATTCTTATTTAAATAGTCATATCTTTACCTTTTATTCGTATCTTATGTTACTTCCTCACTTCATCATCTTAATGAGGCGAACAAGCTGAAAAAAAAATGATCTATTTGTGGGTCTCATTAAGATTGTATAGCTAAAAGGTAACTCGACAATTAACACTTCAAAATGAATTTAGAAACAACAAAATTGCCAAAAGATGTAATAGGCGAAATTAGACAATTTATTGTTCCACATCCATTGACACTTGTGTTCAAAGAGGGATTATCTTGGATAATTAATATGAAAACTATTAAAAAAGAATTAAC